CTGTGTTTGCTACATCTACCCAAGCAGACCCAGTATAGACCTTCATCCGACTGTCGGTCGCGTTGAAGTACAGGTCACCAGTGTCCTTGGTGTAGCTGACGCCAGACAGGTAGGTGTCTACAGCGGCATCATCAGCGAACTGACCGAGGATCACGTCTCGCACGACATCACGAGCAGCTTCTGCCGCAGCTTCGGATGCCGCAGCGTTGGTCTCGCTGGTGGCTGCGTTTGTTTCACTTGTTGCAGCGTTAGTTGCTGAGGTTGCAGCATTAGTTTCGCTAGTGGCTGCATTGGTTGCTGACGTTGCAGCATTGGTCTCGCTAGTGGCCGCATTGGTCTCTGAGGTTGCTGCGTTACTTGCGCTCGTAGCTGCGTTAGTCTCTGAAGTACCAGCATTGGTCTCTGAGGTTGCGGCGTTGGTTGCGCTTGTCGAAGCTGCACTAGCAGAACCAGCAGCAGCCGTAGCTGATGCAGAGGCCTCAGATGCTTTAGTCGTAGCTGTCTGAGTAGCTGTTGTTATTGCATCGTTGGCGATGTTAATCGTGACGTTAGCTGTCTGGTCGTTCTTTTCTTCTGTGTAATCTCGGAGCGTCTTTAGGCTTTCACCCAGCGCATCTGGGCGGATTACAGTACCAGCAGCGAACGTGAAGAGATCATCAGAGATATCTGTGTCTCGTGTGAAGGTTACCCGATATCCAGAAGGGATTAACTCGGGGTTACCGTTGACATCTTGAAACTGGTAAGTCGTGGCGTCCGTAAAGACACCAGAGTAGTTTGAGGACACGTCCACAAATGAAGCATCCTCGACCTTAACAGAGACGTAGGATTGCTTCTGGTAATCAAAGCTGATCGTAAAGTCGCTCTGATCGGACGTGAGATTGTATTCGTTGACCGTCAATAAGTTCGGCATCGTTACTCTCTGTTATCTATATGTAAAGAAAAAGGGGTCACGAGGACCCCTCAGTTATTCGTCATCTACGAAAATCATATCTTCGACAGTAAAGCCTGATCGGAAGTTAATGGATTTGATCAGCGCATCTTTTGTCTCTTTTGGTAGATACTTGTCCGACCGCATGATGTGCCTGAGAGCTTCTTTTCGATAGTCCCGCAGGTACTTCCGGAACAACTTAATTCCAGGGTGTTTAACATCATCNCTACCAACCACGACACGCTTTCGTCCCTGCACATCTCTTCCGTTTTGATCAATNACAGACGCCCAGTCTTCCTTGATCTTTTGGTAACTAGGATCCGCAATCTGCAATGCGAGTTCTTCCCTCAGTGTCCTTCCGTTGATCTTTACGTCACCATCTGCAATGGCTTGCTGCATGAGATCAAAGACACTTTGGTTTGAGCCGGGGTAGGTCTCCCACTGATGCAGAGGGACATCTCCGGTCTCCATGACTGCTCGGTCGAAGCGAACTCCAGCGCTTAGGCTGATACGAGCCATTTCTTCTAAAACGTCATCAGTCTTAAATTCACGACTAACAAAGGGATTGAGACCTCGGCTGTTTGAGGGTGTTAGCTCACCTAGCGCATTTCGCTCTGAGTTTAGAATACCACCGACCAACGGCTGCAGAATGGGTATCTGTTTACCAAAGACCTTAAACAGGCTTGTGGGCTTCCCATCAAACTCTCCTTGGTTTCCAAACATAAGCATGGAGCGAACCAAACGGTTTAAAGGAACTGCAGTTGACACCTGACTAACTAAGATTCGGCCCAAACCCTGCTGTCTGTCATCTACCAGTGCGTTGATAAAGTCTGTCATGTTTTGGAGTGACGACTTTTCCAGTGTTTGGTTGACAAAGAGCGCAGAGAACATTCCCATCCCATCAGAAAACTCTAGGGCTTCCTTAGGGTCTTTAATACGTCTTCCAAGATGCATTGCCATACGCCCAAAGAGGTAGGCGTTTGCAAAGGGCATCTCCATATCCATTACGTTAACGTATCGCTGCCCGTCTTCACCTTGGAACCTTATGGTCCCGTACTGAGGATGCTTGGGGTCGAGCTCCACATCAATTGATGGCTCTTCACCTGAGTCGTACAGAGCGTATCCTTGCAACAAACCTGTGGTAAAGAAGATGCTGTTCAGCACCACCGCCGCTCTGGCTCTACTGGCTACTCTAGGGTCCTGAGATCTTAGATCAGTAAGAAACTTACCAGCGAGGAACCGGAGTGCTGCATTACTACCGAGCCCACGAACCCCCGCTGCATTTGCGAGTAGGAGAGGGGCCAGATAGGTAGCAAACCTTTCCTCCATCACGTTCAGCGGTGTTGAAACGAAGCGCATTAGAACCAAACGAGCAATGGCACTTGCCGTTCTGTTTTTCGCTGCCTCCTCTAGGGTTCGCGCTGGTTGGCGACCAAAGAATGAGTTCAATGTTTTGTTTAATGAATCATCAACGGCCTCTTGCTGAAACAAAGAGGTAAGCGCAAGGTCAATGGAGGATTTATCAAGAACCCTACCACCCTTAGCTACTCTCTGCTGATCAACAAAGTCACTTTTTGTATCGCCAGACAGGTACTGCCGCAGCTCCACCTCAGAGGGCAGACGCTCTTGGGCGATAGCCTTCAGTTCATCGCCATACTCACCCATACGGGCGCGGACCTGCATGTCGGCGGTGAGGATTAGTTCTTTAAAGCTTTCATCGATTGCACCCATAAAACGATATAGATGCTCTGCCGCTTTTACAGCTTTGTTCTGTAGTGAGGGACTATCACCCCCCTCTGCTGGCATAGCCCTAATTTCTTCTAGAGATTTACCCGCAAAGGTTCCTTCTTCATCAAACATCGTTCGATTGTTGAATTCAGATATGCCCGTTTTCCAGAAACGCCAGCCTGACCTCACAACTTTACCGGAAGCCCTCGCAGACGCCGATAGAAACAATGCGCTTTGTGCTAGTTTGCGTAGGCCAGTCTCGGATTGAGCAGTCAATCCTTGGCCCCTTAGAAGGCTTGAGAGTGAACCCGGCGCGCTTAGGGTTAAGTCGATTGAACCCTCAACGAAGCGGACAACAGGAATGTAGACTGTCCTCAAGACGTTTGACACTAACATCAAGAACTGAGTGTCAAAGTTGGCGAGCAGGTTTGCGTTGGTCCAGATCAAGAACTTCTCGACTGGACTTTTACGCATGCGCGCTGACGTTCTAGCGACAGCCGCCTTAGCCTTAGCATCCGCTGCACGAGACAGCGCTTGATCAATCAGGCGTGCCTCCTCTTTTGCGTCAATCATGTTGCGTTGTTTTGCCCAGCGAGCGTGAGCGATCTCACGGTCTCTTTGGGAGTTTGCAGCCTTCTCCGCTTTGAAGGATAAGAGAGCGAGAGCGTTGTTGCGCCCCATCTTCGCCTTACCAACAGCAAGGATCTCTAGCTGACCCTTGAGGGCATCAGCCCTTTTATTGAGGTCTGAGAGCTGCTTTATGGCTGTCTCTGTTGTTGCTGGTCCAAACTCAACAATCTGTTTGACCACGCGCTGGAGTTCGTAAGTAAACGCCTGTTGGAACATACCAGCAGCAAGGATGTTAACACTATCGCTGGTAGACCAATCCGCTGGATCAGATCGAATAATGTTATTGAAGCGTGCTGGATCTAACCCCTCAGCATCCATGATTTTCTGGAACACGTAGGCAGCACCAGCGCGGAGCTCATCAAAAGCTACCGGTGTGTTGATTGTCTCCATAGACTTCAACAATCGCGCCTGAAAGGTGTCCAATGCACCAGAGGCATCCTCAAGCATATCGTCAACCCAGTTTTCACCGAAGATGCGCTGGAGAAAGCTTGAGTCGATGCCTGACTCTGTGCCTCGATTGATGAAGTCATCCGTCAAATTTATGTTGGCAACATCAGCGTCATTGAGTTCAGGGAGCTTGTCTCGATCAAACTCAATACGAGTAGTTGTCCTTGTCCCTGCAACGCCGGGGTCTGCTGCATCAACTTTATCTAAGGACCCTTGTGCTTCCTTAGCCTCTGTTTCCTTAGCAGTTTTAGTTTTCTCTCGGTCATCTAGGTACTTCTGCGCACGCTTTTGGCTGGCCGTCAGCTCCGCTGTGGCCGCTTTATCGAGCTCCTCAGCAGCACCCTTTAGGTTACCCTTAGATGCCATCCGGATGCCCCGTAGCATGGCTAGGAGGCTGTCAGCAGCACCACCAATAATCATACCCTCGATGGTAATCTTGGCACGCGCCTCAAACACCCCATCATCTTCTTCAGTGCGTAGGAGTGTTAATAGTTCATTGCCGGGTACATTATATTCAGCCAAGAGTGTCGCAACGGATTCATCACCAAGGTCAAACACGATGTTATCCGCGATGGCCCCCTTAGCGGCACCATTGATAATCTGGGTGTAGAGCTTGCTAGCCTTTAGGAAGTTTGGCGAGACCATGTAAGTAGAACCAAACTCAACGATGCCAGCAGCGATCCGTCCTGTCGTCGTGTCAATATGGCTGTAAGCTTCGGCCTCAAGTTGCTCTAGGTCAGCAACCAACTGGCTGGATTCCAAGGGCTTTTCATCTGGCCGGAAGTTGGCCATGAAGTCCAAATAGTCAGGTGCGCCAATGTCGAAGACGCTACGCTTACCAACCGCAAACTCATCATATTTAGCATTCTTTGTTCCACCAATCCCTGAGAGCAGCCTTGGTTTGGCTCGCTCCTGTAGGAAAGCCACTTCCGCTTCAGTTGTTGGGGTAAGTCGCAGGTCTTTGTAAGTGCCTCTTTTTTCCTTACCTGTCAGTAACTTAGCGATTGACTCTGATGTTTGGAACAGGCTTGTGCCGCCACTAATTCCCCCAGCAACTATAGAATCCACAACATCATTGAGCGCGAAGTCTAACAAGGCTGATCCGAGAGACACGGTGCCACCAATGATTCCGTTGCGCTTAGCTTTGGTTTCAGCATCAACAGGTAACTTGAGCGACTTCTCAATCGAGTCAGCAACTGACGCTCCATAGATCTCAATAAACTTATTGCGCCGTGCAGTGTTATCCCGAGCGAGGAGATACCAGCCAACTTGGCGCTCTGTGGCCCCACTGGCTGACATAAGCCGAGAGATTTCTGGGCGTACCTTAAAGTAATCTGGTCGATCACTGAATTGGGCAATGGTTCCGTTGGCGCGGAGACGCATTGCCTCAGCTATAGGTACTTCACCATAAATTGTTAATGCGAGTTCTTTGAGATTACCCCCAGCTTCATAGTCCCGAAGGAACTGGGGATCAAAGGGGGAGGGACCATCCATAAGGTTGGTAGCTCGGATGGGGGCTCTAGGCTCTAATACAAACTGCTGCTCTGGCTGTTGTTCTGGGGCCTCAGGCATAAGGCCTTTGGCAGCAACGGCAGCAGGATCAATAGTAAAAGGGGACCCAGTTGGATCCCCCTCGTTGACTTGTGTTGACTGTACTTGCTCGTAGGCGCGTGCGGATCGCTGGGCGAACTCACTCACCGTAGGCTGGACTGGTTCGACCATCTAGCTTTCCTTATTCTGAGCGTCGATAGCCGAGGAGACGGTCTTTATCGTAGCTCTTGATTGATACGGAGTTGTTCTGGTTACCGCCGAGGACCAAGATATCCCCGTCATCATCGAACCCAGCGAAGAAGCCTACGTGACCCTTCCAGCTCGATTTACTTTCACGCCAGAAGACAACCACGTCACCTTCTTGAGGCTCACTGACGCTCTTGCCCCAGTTCAGGAACGAGCGAGCATTGAGCTTTCCAGTGCCTTTCCTATCGACGCCATTAAGAACGGCGTTCACGAACCCAGCACACCAAGCCATATCCTTGACGTTATCAAACTGAGGATTGACCTGTTTGATGAAGGACGTGAGGACTTTGTGATCATCGCTCTCGGTCTTCCCAAGGTATTCCTTAGCGAAGTCGAAGGCTGTAGTGGTCTTGAGGATTTCCTCTGGGTTGGCAGCGGATGTATTGCTGATCATCTGCTGTGCAACGGACGTGACCTGTTGTAGCTCTGGGATACTTGCTGCAACGCTTAACGCGCTTCCACGCGGAGCTGCGGTATACCCACTGGTCTCAGGTATTTGAGCAGGATCGACTGTAGGTACGCTTATAGTACTACGGGTCCCTGCGGCATTAATGGAGGCTCTACTAGCCACCTGTGCCATCTGTGGGATCTGTTGCTCTTCACGAGTTACGTCAGGAGCTGTAGCTCGCTGTGCGCCACTAGATGTCGGTATAGCCGTAGGGCTGGAGGTTTCTGGAACATCCAAGGTATCCCTAGATCCCGGCAGAACGATTGGAGGACGGTACGCCACACTGTCAGATCCGAGGACCTCTGGGATCTGTTGTTCTTCCCGAGAGACGTTAGGTCTCATAGCTGGCTGGTAGCCACTAGAAGTGGGTACTTCCGTTGGACTAGAAGCCGCAGGTACATCAAGAGTCGCAAGGGCTGCTGGCAGATCCAACGTCGCAAGCTCACTAGGAGCGTCAAGCATATCTAGGGTTACGGTGGCTTGCTGTTCGCTAACACTGGTGCGCCGCCTCTCTTCCCTAACAGCCTCAGCTTCCTGAAGACGCTGCTCAAAGTCTACCATTGCTGCGGCAGGGTTGTTCTCATCAAAACTTGGAGGAAATTCTATCGTTGAGACTTGGGAAGGAACTTCAATCCCATCATCTTCATTTTCCCCTCTCAAGGCTGGACCAAAGTCTTCTTCCATGTCGGAAATGAATGTTTGGTCCTGAGAATCCATGAACGAAATGTAGTCTTTAAAGTACAGCTTTGCAGCTAAGTCTTTTTCGAGCTCATCCCGATTTTTGGAGTAATATTCAATCACCTTGTCTTTAAGTGTTTGCCCGTCGCCCGTGGGGGTTCGCAGAGCAAACTCGAGCGCATATAGCTTAGCATTGTCGAGAAACTTTTTCTGAGCTTCTGGGCCATCCCTCAGGGCTTGTTCCCATTGGTCACGGTACTGCTCTTCATACGCCTCTAGGCGCAGCTTGATTAGCTTAGTGATGTTGGATTGTGGACCTGAACCATCGTTGGAGAAAAGTGGTTTAAACGTATCCCCAGCGATATTATCTAACAGAGCGGTCAGACCGCCCAAGTTGGACTTAAAGTTCTTATACTCACCACTGAGTTCTAGGGGGGATGGAGTATTTACTTTAGTCTTTAGAAGCGTTTGGAAATCACCCGCAGTTAACTGAGAGAAAGCCCCTGTGTAGAAGGCAGCAAGGTTTTCGTAGTCACCATTGTTCTTCTGCTCTAGGAGTTGAGCCAAAGCCAATTGACTCGCAATCTCATCTGTCTCACGCGCTTCATTTTTCAATGCCTCCAAAAGAGCTTCGACGTGTCTATACTGCTTCATCGCCGTCGAGGTATCTCCACCATAGATATTCACCAGCTCACCCAAAGATGCTCTAAATGCCGCTGGGTTACCCAAAGCTTGAGCCACTAGGTCCGAGAACTCTTCGTCTTGGCGTTGCCGCTCCTGCTGCTGTTTTTCTTCAAGAACACTCATGACATGCCCTTGGAGACCGTTCGCTGCCTCAATCAATCTAGCTTTGTCTTCATTGTTAAATTCTCGAATGAAGCTCTTTGAGAACGCTGGGTCATCCACGTTATCAATCAAACCAGTCATCAGCTTGGCCAACGGTGCTGTGATGCTGACATCCTCAGTAGCCTGAATGACGCCCATCATACTTACCAGCCCATTAGTGAACATATCGTTACCACGAACACCCCGAGCATCCCTCAGTTTATCACGCTCTGCCAAGAGGGCATCCATGAAGGCTTGGGGGTTATTAGGGTCTGCTTGCATCGCCAAGCTGTACGTGATCTCACTCACCGCCTTAGTTTCCCTGCGGATCATCTCATTGGCAGAGGCTTCTACGTTACCCGCTGAGTTCGCCTGAAAACTTTGGGACCAGATCGCCGCTACTTCCTGTTGAGCGGCTGCTGGGGCGTTTAGGATCGACTGTGTGGCGGCATCTGTCCAAGCGCTCTGAAAATCCGAAGCCTGATCAGGGTCACCCCACATTCCACTTAGTTGAACTTGCGTTGCGAAGTCCGCTGCGGCTTTGCTTGCCTGACCGACAACTTGATACTCTTGGTAAACCGCTTGGGAGTTGGGGTTCATGACCATTGCTTCTGAAAGGTCTTGACCAGTCAACCCAGCGATTTTACCAAGTTCTTTGGCTCGTGCTTCTGCTTCTGCTTGCTCTTCCTCAGCCAGCGCTAGCTCCTCAGCTTGAGACCTAGCGGTTAAGCGGCTTTCGTTGGCGGCAATGCGACCGAAGCTGGCATTCATTTGCGCAAACGCCCGTGCAAGCATCCGAGAATTCTGGCTCTCTAGCGGGGGGCGCATATAGGCCGCACGGTTCTGGATTGAACCTGGCGTTGCCCCTCCACGCGCTGGGGCCTCTATGGGTGCTCTCATCTATTTATCCTAATGAAAAACCGCCAAACGTGGATCCAAGGCCGAGTGCTCCCCCGCCAATCCGCGCTAAACTTTGATTATGTGCTGCATTATTCTGTTGTTGGATCATTAGTGAGCTGAAGCCATTTACGACTGGAGCCATCATGGAAAGCGAGTCTCCAGCAGTCCAACTGCCTTGAGAGACTGAGTTGATTTGGTTAACCATCGTCACTCTCAGGTTATCGAGGTCCCGTTCATACGAGTCTGCAAGGTTCTTTCGCTCATCGACGTACCTACGAGATCCTCTTGCACCCTTAGATCTAAGGTCTGCTAGGGAGGATCGAATTGACCCTGTGTTCTTCAGGTTTGATGCCCCAGAGGCAGCACTGAGCTGGCTCTCTCGCAACTTGGAGAGGAGCTCAAAGTCAAACTGCTCTTGACGAATCTTTTTGTTGTTTTGAAGAAAGGTGAGACTAGCTGTCTCTTTTCCTGCGGCATACGCCGCCTGTGCTGCGGCCCTGTTGGCTTCATATTGTCGGTTCTGTTCCTCAATCCGCGCTTTTGATTGAGCAGCAGAGGCAAGCATTCCGAAGCCAATTTGTAGGACCTGACCGATTCCACACATTTAATTGCTCCTTTGAATTGGAATCACCGTTTCCCCGCTCTCGTGGGTCATGGGGTCAAAAAGGGTGAAGCCGACATACTCAACCCAGCGTAGGTGAAGCTCATTGTCGGCATGGACATAGTTGAATAAGGCTTGATAGCCCCCCTGTAGGATTTCAACCTCTGACTTGCTCATTCGAAGAAAACCTACGACATGCTTGTCTAGGGCATCAGAGCCAAGCCCCCACACAATCCCGATGCCTTTCTGGAACTCAGATGTTCCATACATAATCAAGGGTTGGTCTCGGTAGCTCAGGGTCCTCGTTACACTGGAGAGGCGGTAGGACTGAGTAAGTGCTTCGTGGGGGTCTTGATTTGATAGCAGCTTGACTTCTCGCTTGTCAGCAGGGCGCATAGAGGCTGCGATAGCCCCTATGTCCTCTGGCCGTGAGGGGCGAGCGTTATACTCTCCGCGCTCGTGGGTTGTGTTTCCCAAACCAGTCGATGTGGAGGATGTTAGAAGCGAATGGGGTGTCATTCTTGATCCGGATCTCGGCGTTGTCATTACGTGTCATTACTGGCACGCGGATGTACCCAGATGTCTTAGGCACCTCTCCGTACTTAACATCCACGTAGCCCTGCTTAGGGCCAGCGTTAAACGTCTTTGTTGCTCTTCCTCGACTTGATGTCTCAACAGTAAATGCAACCGTGTCAGTATAGGCAATATTGATGTAGTTAATTGTCAGGCGTCCATCCGTTACCAAGATCTCACCAGATGGCTTTCTTGGTGCTGTCCGGTAGATGGTAGATAACTTGACATCCATTGTGTAAGGCTTACCGACAACCAGAGTTCCCCCAGTCACCTGAGACGTATAGTCCCCGACAACGTAGAGATCGCCGTTGGAAGCTGTTCGCTCTACTGGGATCGTATGGCCGTTGGTCAAATCCCAAACCTCTACTCCAGCCGTTTCATCGAACGGAATAAGTAGTCTGGTCTCATCGGTGGCTGCGTCGTAAGTCGCTGTAGGTATGACCTGCATATCGAGCCTTAGAAGCTCAGTCCCCGGAATATCCTGCTGATCTCGAATGTCTATTCGCGTTAACTCTCGCTCACTTCCGAGACTGGAAATGACGTACAGATAGTTCTGGTAGAGACCGATGGACTCTATAGATCCGACGCCCAGATCCCACTTACACCAAGCCGATTGGATCTTCTGTTCACCATCGTATTCGAACTTGTAAACATAGATAGCGCTGGGGTCGTCCCTGCTTAACACAAAGATCGCCTTGTGGTCCCTAGAGGTCTGGATGTATCGAGCGTTCCCTGTGACATACTGAGGACACTGGATCGTTAGCTCACTGGACAACAGACGGTCATCCGTAGCGGCACCAAGGAAGAACTCTCGGGCCACTGTGTAGCCACCTAGTTCTGCGGTGAAGAAAGCCGACTTACCGATAGCGTGGGGTCTTACCGAGGACGACGTGACGTAGTCTCCAATCTGAATAACTGAGGCTGTCTTAGGTGTCAGAACTCCAGATCCTGAGTACAACCGGAACTGTCCCTTATCTGAGAACAGCAGCAGGTTGTCTTGGACTGCTAGGGCAGCGTGAGGCTTCTCGACGCGACCGAAGTTCAGTTCTACGTCAATCCGGTTATCATCTTCTAGCTGGACACAGGTTGATCTGTAGAATTGCTCGAAGAAATCAACTTCAGACAAGACGATAGACTCACCCGCACAGATACCCAATCGTCCCTGAAAGAGGAACATGTCGTTGATCTTCTTGGTGACGAATGAAGGTGTCTCGTTACTCTCAGTGTCACCTACAAGTCTACTACTCCACGAGTGAGGCTTGAGTTCCCAAGTCCCATTGGAATTTCGAATGAGGACCTGAGGCATGAGCTTTGGGTCTAAGCTCTCTGAGGCACCATAGCCCAGAGCTTCTTCCCACTGCTGTCCCGTCCATTCAACGTAGTAGTCGTCCTCTCCAGTGTCATTCTGCCCAGTTACTTGCACCAGCTCCCCCAGCTTACCCCGATCAGGGAGGTCGTCGTAGTCCACAACCTTACGGTACGAGAACTGTTTATCTGCTGTAGTAGAGGATACCGGGGCTCCATCTTGGAGTTCCACAATGGACTCTAGGAAGAACGGAGCATCTCCAACAATGTATAGGTTATTCGTCGGGGCATCATACGATGACGCAGACAGTATCAGGCTGTAGGCGTTACCCTCTGAGTCGTTCCCAGAGAAACCCGCCTGTATCAGCACAAGCAGTGCAGCGATGGTTCCAGCAGAGTAGCTCCTATAAATAACCTCAATCGAACCATTAGATAACTCTCGTTCAATACCAAGGGTTACCTTGTAGAACATCGTCGCAGTGCCAGTAGCGCCATCAGGGATAACGAAGCGTACAGCCTGAGTTGTATCAGGGTTAGCTCGTGCGTCCTGTCCGATGATCTCTGCGGCTGTCAGGGTGCCTTCGAGGGTTTCCGTAGCGTTGGCAACGTAACAAGGAGTGTCAGTCACAAAGGTAATAACGCTGCCATCCGTTGACACGCTTGTAGACGTAATCTGGATCGAGAAGGCAACACCATCGCTATCCGTAAAGGCAAACGTCATACCGTTCGTGCGGGTAGCTACGATGTCGTTATAGGATACCGGGGCATTCCACTTCGAACCTGAGACGGACGCGGCGGAACTAACGCCCATACCATATGCCAGCCAATCCGTTGGCGTATTATAAACAGCGCTATCGTAATCACCTTGGTGGTATGCGGCGACCGTCGTATCCAACAGATATTTCGAGGGCCACGGTGTAGCATCCATACTGCTAGCGAGCTTGGGTATCCCTCCGGTCCATCCTGCAGTAGCCTGAAAACCAGCCGAAACCAACGTGGAATAAACACCATCGGAGTTGTCAGTGGGAACTGGTATCGTCAGGATTCCTGAGTTTCGGTTGAAATTGCCTGTCCCTGTTGCAAAGCTGTAGCGAGCTACGGTGGTCGTATTCCAACCGAAAGTATCTTGGGTTGCTCCCCGCCCAGCGTACCATGTGAATACAATGGGTGATCCTGTATAAGTATACCCGACGTGGGAATAATTAGAATTGATGTAGGTTCTCTCGGTTGGTAAATACCTCTCAGTAGCCGTAAGAGCTTCACCAGTATTGGGGTACATGTAGAAGGTTTCTGTAGACCCGTCTGCGAGTGTTCTCTCATGTGCAAGAGTTAAATCAGCCCTATAGTAGTTTAGGTCTATTCTAGGAGTCGCAGCGTTAGTACCCCAGCTCCCACCGTCATCATAGTGATCTGCGGGGTCCAAGAACTTATCAAACTTAACCTTGTGGGTTGTCTGTTGGGGAGTACCAGCGAGACCACCTACGATCTGCACGGTCTTCTCACGGTTCGCTAAGAACGTGTAGTCACCCACAGTTACCCCACGGATACTCACGCTGGGGTCTACGGTTGTCAGGTACGAGACAGCATCAGCGTCTATAGTAACGCTTTGCTGATTTCCGTTAAGGTCATATACCTCTACGGTTCCATCGCTATTAACTACCGCAAAGTATTTCTCCAGCTCGTCTCGGTCAATCGTGTGCATGAACGATGTTGTCCCGAGGGCCGTGGATGTTAGCGATGCTACGAACTCAGCTCCACGTCGCTTAGAGAGACCTTGGATTGCCGATGGATAGGCATTCACCATCTCATCAACCGCAGTTTTAATCCGAGTTTCTGGAGGTTGCTGGGTAATGCCTCCGACTAGATTTGGGATATGATCGGTTATCTGCATTAGAGTAACCTTTCGACCGTGTAGGACATGAGCGGTTCATCAGTTATCATGTTGTTATCGCTCATTGAGTCCTCCTCCCAGTTTAGTTGGACCCAAGAACGCTGTGCCTGTTGCTGAACCTGCTGCAGATCCGCATCAGCGCCTAAGACGTTTGTCATGTATCGGGTCGTTGCATCGAGCGTGATGAAACGTCGGGCAGACTCCGTTAGGTCTGGAAATGCTAGCCCGTAAACGCGGTCAATAAATTGATCTTTGGTAAAAACATACGTGTGGTTTACTAAATCAAAAAGCTTCCGGTCCCTCATTGTAAACCGCTTGCTGCGATCTGGGAGTCCGGAAGTCTCATGGACAGCCTCAACTTTGAGGGTGTTTACAGGGAGAAGAATCTCACCGTTTGACGATATGATGAACTTTCTTTTCCGTTCAGTATTCCAAGTCCAACCTTGGGACTGCACTTCGCGACTAACCTCATCAAGAATTGAGACTGCAATCTGTGCTTCAGCAAGGTCTTCATCGAGGTTTGTGATAGGTGCTTCTCCGACAGCGGAGAGCATCGAGTTCACAGACTCAATTTTTGTGGTGGGTGTAATCAGCATGTGCCTAATCCAATGGAAGAAAGAAGGGAGGGACCCCAAAGGATCCCCCCACAAACTTAGAATGCTGCTGCATCAGCGAGGTTGTTCACCTCGTAGAGACAGTCAGGACGGAGCGTAGCCATGCCACAGAGGAGCTTAGCCACCAGCAAGTTGCCCTGCTTAGCGACCGAGTACTCGCTCTCGGTGGTCAGATCTTGGAGCTTCGCCATGCCAAGACCCTCAGTGTGCAGGAACATGCCTACAGTTGCACGAGCGTCGATGGCGTAGTCGGTGCTGAAGCCACCGCTTGGGGTGCCGAGCGGGGTACGACCGTCAGGGCCGAAGTTATCATCTGCTGCACCAGTGCGACCGTTGGTGCCAACACCAGCAGTGTTAGTACCGTCGATTGCCAAGTGGTTCGTTGGTACGATGTTGAATCCGGCTACCTTGTAGAGAACAGCGTCACCGAAGTTACCGTTACCTGCGCTGAAGTCGCTGTTGATAATGGTCTTATCGGTTTGGTTGATCAGGCGGTAGTAGGTCCGAGGGCTTACAAAGAGGTTACGACCTTCGGTAGGAATATCGTTCTCATCGAAGTAGGCCGCAGCGTTAAACGCCTCAGTTACCAAGTTGGACGCAATGTCAGCATCAGCGACAGCGTTGAGGCGTTTGGAGATAGCGTTCTCCATGCCAGCAACACCAGCGCCTTGGCCGGAAGCAGCGTTTGCGATGGTGCCTTCACCGGGGGTCTGGCCGGAGACGTAAACGTCACCCGAGCGAGAATCGCCAACCGCCATCTGGAACAGCGAGCGCTCAACGGTCAGGGCGATAGCCTGTGCCATTTGCTTGCTGTATTCAGAGCGGAATTCGAAGTGAGTCAGCATCTCATCGATGTTGTGAATAAAGACCGAGCTCACAATGTAATCATTGATTGAAATCGTCTTTTCCGCACTAACCATAGATTGACCTACAATCTCCTGGCCCGGCACAAAGTGCTCTGCGGATGCTTGGCCAATCGCCGGGAACTGAGCGGTTTTGCCCCCAGAGATTGTGCGGGTGCGGATCTTGTCCTTGAGCCCAAACTTTTCATCGAAATGCTTGAGGACTTCACCACCATAGGTTTTCAAAAGGAGGGCGCGAGACCCTGCGTAAGTATTATTGGTCGAGGCCGCAAAGTTTTGGACGTTTGCTGGACTCGGAGTACCAGTCTGAGACATGATATTTCCTCTGAGATATTCTGGTATTAGAAAGGATCGATCCCCGCGCTCTGAGCTGCGTATCTCCCTCAAGGTTATCCCCGCAGGGGCCAAGGGGCCTTCCGGTGTCGTAAGGCTTGGGGGTGTCATTCTTGGTCGTCACCAAGGCCGTTCCACTAAAGAGCGGCAACGGGGGGTGGGGCCTTGAAATACCAGTGGCCCCAAGTGAAATTATCTGTTGCGTGAGCGGTTCTTCTTGCGAGACTGGATACGCAGGTTGCTCATGCTGTTGTTCTTTGGATTGCGATCTTTGTGGTCAATATCTTTTCCACGTACCGCCGCCTTACCCTTCTTTTTAATCATCAGCCGCCGAGCTTTCTTGCGAGCATCATTGCGCCGCCGTTGCTCTGGTCTCGACTGATAGTTGTCGTATTCTTTGCGGTAGTTCCGCTTACTTGCCATCGCAGAATGCCTCCCGCTTGATGTTGTTCATAAAAATTTGGTCAACAGTGGCTAGCGTGTCGTACCGAGAGGCGTAGATATAATCCCAAGTTCCACAGGCTTGCTCAATCCCTGAACCAACCCTTGTCGCGCATCCGCTGATGGCGCTGATCAGGAGTAAGACGCAGACCATCGGAAGCAGCGTCGTGAGCAGCGCGAGAACGTCGATCCGCTTCTTCATCAGTCTCGTCCTTATATTTTTTTATAGCTGCGCGTTGGGATACAAAGACAAGGGCAACGAGAGCCGTAAGGATCGCTGCTGCTCGTGCCTTCCCGGCGTCAAACCAAGACAGGATTATGGAAAGATAATTCATGTCTTCCTTTTGAACCCGCCAGTCTTGTTTTTCATCTTGGAGTAAGTTTTTGGCGAGATGGTAGACTTACTCTTTGGTCGGCTCGTTCCAGCCTTCTTCCGAGCGTTCATATTTGAGTAAAGGCCTTTAGGCATTTTAGCGGGTCCTTTTTAGGTAGAAGAGAAGGGTACGCCACCAAGCCCCACCTTCTTCGGTAGTCACCCGAGGCTCCTCAGGAGTGACGTAGCCCAACTCTTCCCTTGTCTTTTTGATTTTGTAGCCACGGTCACGCAGTCCTTCGCGGATGCCGTGAACCATTCCCCAGAACAACTCATCTACCACCGCTTGGTCATCCAAGTTGTAGACGATATGAAAAGCCTCGTAGCCAGGGGCAGAGGGGTGACGTGCGCCAGCTTCCCAACGCCCCATCGCTATCATAATGCGATAGAGCTTGTGGTATGCTTGCTCATCCTCGAACAGTAGAATTTGCTCTTCACTGTTAATGTTCACGTCGCGGCTGATTGTCTTCTTGTAGGTAGCCGAGTGGCCTGTGGCGTAGGCATTCATAATCATTGCGATAGATGTAAAGCCTCTTTCATCGAAGGCCCTGCGGATGACGTAATGACCCCAATAAGCTGCTCCTCCATAAACATGAGCAAACGCTGGGGTGGGGAGGATGGTGCCATCTGAGGCGGGTAAATCTTGAGCTGAGAGAGCCCCAAATCGCCTTTCATGTTTGCCCTTAGATGAGCCGATGGCACCGATGTTCCTCAGCCTCACTGAAGCTGGGACTGTCTTGTCATGTACGCTGTAGGCCCACGGTCCAGTGTATAGGTCCATTGGGTCCTCTATAGGTTACTGCGTCCAATCTTCTGCACGACGCTATTGTTATAAGCAGGGTCGGTCTCATACCGAGGGTCACTCATGGCTTCTTTAACCTGAGCCCATGACTCAAAACGATCTGCAGTTGCCGAGGTTCCTCCCTCGATTTGGCGGAGAGGCTCTTTAGGTTCACCCTCAGCCTTGCGTGCCTTCAATCCAGAGATAGCTAGTTTGATTGCTGCCACATCATTCGAGGCAATAGTCTTGTTAAAACTATCGATTTCAGGCTCAGACAGGGCATCACCAGCCCACTCAATCAGATCGATATACTGCTCCCTTCCACCTGAATACTCAAAGATTTCAGTGACTTGAGCATCGACAATGGCTTGCTGGCCAGCGATATACTTATCGACAACATCCTTTGTGAACCCAGCCTTTTCTGCTGCTTCATAACTATCTGGGCTTAGCTCACCCTTCTCTTGGTACTCTTTTTCAAGTGCAGATAGATCGATGTTCTCGTTTTGCAGGAGGGTATCCCGAGTTAGAGTCTCAGGTTCATCCTGAGCCTCAGCAGATCCCATCTTCTTTTCTAAGTTCGCATAAGCCGCTGCCATTGCCTCGGGCGTCTCAAATTTTTCAGGGAGCCAATCAGGGCGGGGGGGAGCATCTTGAGCCGCTGTTGCTTCGGCTTCGGCTACATACTGCTCAGGGGTTTTTTCAATATTCTCGGTAGAGGTATCAATAGAAACGGAGGTGACTTCACCCATTCTAAATCTATTCCTGTGGTTGTTGTTCCTGAGCCTTCAGCATATCCATGCCACCCTGTGCCATCATCTGGGTCATTTGGGCTTCCATAGCTTGCTGTTGCTCAGCTTCAATTTGTTCTTGTGATTTGATAAGCCCATCGGCGTCGATCCCCAGAGAGGTGGCGATCCGTTTAACAAGGTCCCCAACATTCACCATCGCAAGTGCTTCTGGGCCAACGGGGGCGAGCATCTGCATCATCTGGCCATATTTGGTAAGATCATGCCCACGTCCTAAGGCCTCTAGGCCACTGACGATGTGTGGCTTCACAACACCTTCTGGAAGCTTTGGGAGCTTCTTCTGTTGCTGCATACGGGACATCAAGCGGCTCACGAGGGGCTTCTGGAGGTCAGAGCTCAAGGCCCCGTAGGTTCCCGAGAGCTGTCCCTCTAGCATCGTCGCCATGAGGCGCACCTCTTCAGCACTTACTCGCTCAGCCTGTCGAATGACTGAACTCTCCATCACAAAGGCTTGTGCTAGGCGCTGTTCGATCCGTTGAGCTGTCTGCCCAGCGACCGATAGATCTGCTGCCTTGTTGACCTGCAGCATCTCCACGTCTGAGGCCTTGCCAGTGACGACAGAGCCGTTTGCTGCTGAGGCAACTGCTTGTTTCTTGGTGGTGCCGTTTGGGTTTACCATGACCAGTAGACGGGCAGAGGCCGCTGATCCATCAAGGATAGCTTTATGTAGCCCCTCGAGACTGCGGAGGTCACCAAAGATCTCTTCGACATGGCTGCGCCCGTAGCTTTCTCCCGTAACAGCAGTCCATCGGAGAGCCATAATTGGTGGAGTATCGACGTCATATTCGCCGTAGGTACCAGGGATCTGCATGCCGTTAATTTCTTGGTATGTAATCCACTTCTTTTTGCCCCGTTCATTAAGGCCAATCATGTACTTAGTGTATACATCGATTACCTTAGCTTCACTGCTTACTGCTTGGTCGAGGGAATCAATATGACCAATAAGCTGGAGGACTTCGGCATCAAGGGTGTCAGGCGCGAATTGCTCTTTGATTACGACATGCTTCAGACGACCCTGTGGATCTCTGCTGACAACATATCGCTCAAGACCAAAGCCTTTTAGGTTACCTTCTTGAGGAAGAGTAAGCAGGTAGTTTCCGGTGACAATTAGATGGCGAATACACTCATGCAGAGTGTTGCGCATTCCCTCACCTTCCAGCTCCGAGATTACAGCTCTCTCGATTGTAGCGAGGCTTTCATCAACAGCAGCCCGTTGGGTATCATCACCACCAGTAAGTTCAGCTAGCGTGAAATCATCTACGCTAAGTTTAAAAAAGGGCGTGTTTGGGGGGAACAGCGCCATCATCAATTTTGATGCTAGATTATTCACCCCCCTCGCACCTATGGATTGATAGGGAGTCACCAATCGCGTATCGGAGTTATGACCCTCTTCCATTAGAAGAGACGGAATTGTAAGTGCAGCGCATTCTCGTGCGCGCTCTAGGTAGATATTCCTTGGTCCCTCCAAGCGACTGTAAGTCCCAGCGCAGGAGATATTTTGGTGCATTTTAATAGTTCACCGGCTTTTGGGCGTTGACGCCCCCAATTGTTGGAAGACCAGATCGAACTACTGTTGCAGGACGTGGAATTGCCATTGGATTACGGTAGCTTGTGCCACTAGGCCCTGAGGTCTTCTTTGCCACAATGGCACTAGAGGTACTTGGTGACCCAGTGCTGTCCTCGGGTAGACTTTGGTTGATGCTGGCTTGGCTCCCAGCCGCCGAAGAATAATTCGTGCTTGGCATAGGTGCCGAGGGAGCTTGGCGAGGTTGCTCTTTCTGTTTTCGGTTGCGCCCCATGAGCATGAGGAGTCCAACACCAGCCACAGCGGCAGCGAGATTACACATTAAACAGGCTCTCTTCTTGTTGTTGATGGAGGGCCGCAAGGTGTTTAATTACGTTTTGCTGGCCAATCTGATAGTTGATCTGGTGAGGGTCCGCAGTGGGACCCTCGGGTAGCTCAACGGGAAACTGAACCTGCAGATAGCGAATTAATTCAGTAGAAACATGGGGTTGTGTGTCTTCCATGATACTCCCTTAGCTCTTATGGGTAAAAATTAGCGCACCGGACAGGCCCCGGTTGCACAGTCAGCATCCTCCACGGCATCCAAAATGTCAGAGCCACCGAGATCCACCGTATGAAGCTCAGATATGTAGGATTCGTACTGATCCTGTGTGACAACTTCTTGGGGTAGGTAGGGGTAGCCGAGATCTTGGGCTGTCTTGGTTGGATCGTTCCTGTAAATCCACGAAACGCCCACGTAGGTACCCCAATTTTCCATGAGCCAATCTATGATCTCAGGGATCTCACCAACGTCATAACTTATTGTAACCGAGCAGTTATGATCGACGTAGGCCTCCATCAAAAGCTTGTATCGCTCAAGCTGTTCAATAGCTGACTCAAGGTTTACTTCCTTACCATCAACCGAGCTGAACGCCACCGAATCCCAGCGCACTGGAAAGGTAACAATAGTTGCTTCCTCAGTTGCATAGGGATCAGGAAAACTCCTGTACCCAGCCTGTTTTAGGGCAGGAACTAGGGGGTCGGTGTTCGAGAATTTGACGTTGTTAAAGATGTACTTGCCTAGAGGCTTATGGACACCCTCAGTCGTACTCATGATTTTACTCAGAGTACCACTGGGCTTAACGGTCGTTACGGCCTTGGCGTGGGGAAGCCCCAGTTCATCAGCCATTTCCCGAGCGGCATCGTGAGCCGCAGCTCGTAGGGCCTCAAGGTATTCGCGGCTAGGGTTAGCCGCAGCAATGCCTGTGATACCAACGCCCATAAGACGGAGGTAATCGTTGGTCTCATGCCACGAGGGCTGGAGAATGCCATCCTTGAATGAAACACAGGTTTGCCGATAGTTAGCCCGAGCAACCAAGCGCATGACTTGGAGGATGCGGGGGTTGTGCATACCAAATTTAGCAATGTCGATTTCAACAAGGTTGCAGAAGCTGCCTTCCCCTCCGAGCAGAATCTCAGCGCATGGGTTTACCCCAGCAAACCAAGGTGCTCGGCGTTTGGCTGACTCGCCATTAATAAACCCTGGCTCACTCCCTCCAGCCTCGACCATCTTCGCAAAAACCGCCTCGATTTCTAGACGACTAGGCTTTTTCCAGAACATGATGGAGTTGTTGGATTGTGACCGCCACGGCTTGTCGACCCAGTGATCCTTCTTGGCGAGGATAAAATCAGACGCCATTGGATTGTCTACATCAAGAAGAGCAATCTCAGCGGAGCGCCTAGAGGATAGGGTTGTCCCTAACAGGTTTAGTATGTCGAGAATGTCAATCTCATCAAGAAGGACACCCACCTTACTGTTCAGGATCTTAGCAATCTGCTGGTAGGCCTCAGCTAGCGTGGCATCACCAGAGCTAATCCACCCGTACCCAGAAAGGCGTTCTCCTCCCGGTCGGATCTCACTAAAGTCCAGCTTCAGCTTCTTACAGTCAGCAGGAAGCGTGAGAAGCTTTCCAACTGACTTGGCCCAACCCTCAGCGCTGTCACCAACAGTAAGGATGTAGTGACCCTGCAGGGGGTTCAGGAAGATCGTGGACTCTCGGCCACCCTTAGCTTTACGCTGGGATCGCTGAACAACGATTTCGACAGGTTGGTGAAATCCCCGAAGCACACCCACCTGAGGTTTGAAACCGACACCGCAGCCTTGGAGAAGAAGCCAGAGAGCATCAACAATGTCACTTGCGTTCCGTATGGTGTTAAACGAGCAATTGAATTGACTTGCCTCTCGGCGCTTCGCAACTGGCGTTCCACCCAACCAGCGGGTCCGTCCAGATGGGCTAGCTTCAAGATTGTAGAAAACATCAAATAACTCATCGAGCTCATCAAGCTGCTTGGCGTTGAGCGGAGATCCTTGAGCTCGTTCCCAGAGCCACTTTTGATGTTCAATGATACGTTCCGTAGTTTGTTCTAGGGTTTCAAAAACACCCCCTTCTTCATCAAGGGGGCGGCTGTAGGTTCTGCGGTGGACGATTTCCGCCCTAATGTCTGCAAATGACATAATGCACCTCAAAAAAGAAAAAGGGACCCGGAGGTCCCCTGTGTTATTCGAATAGATCTGTGAGATCTGGTGGTTGGTAGTTTTGCCCTTTGAGGACTTTGCCATCCTCTCGGTAAACAGGCTTTCCATCGTCACCTAGCTTGGACATGTTGCTTCGATGGACCCGCTCGAACACTTCATCAATCGGGAGGCCAAACGTCACGGCGAACCCATAGGTCACGTAGAGAAGGTCAGCGAGTTCCTTGGTGAGTTCCAGCTTGTCAACCTTCGGAACGCCAAAGGCATCTTCCCACAAGGTCTCTTGTACTACTTCTTTGGTTTCCTCTTCGATTAGCTTGGTCCG